CACCGGAGTAGCAGAGCGTCGCGCCGTCAAACGAGGCCGGGCAGGTCGCGGCCGCGATCTCCATGGGCCAGGACTTCTCGAAGTACCGGCGGCAGAGGTCCGCCTCGATCACCTTCGACCGGCGCTGGAACTGGGTCGCCGCGGCGTTCTTCTCGAACTGCGTGTCCGCGACGTCAAGCGTGAAGCTCTGCCCCGTCGGCATCACGAGCTCGAGCAGGAGGTGGGAGGCGGTGCCGATCGTCTTCCCAGTGACGCTCGGGAGGTTCGGCGTCGAGAGGGAGTAGCGCGCCCAGGTCGTTCCCAGCGTCACGGATTGGCTCGCGACGATCACGTCGGACGAGCCGCCCGAACCGAAGCGCTGGACGATGCGCATCGTGAGCGTGAGCGCGGCGCTCGCCTTCGCGTAGAGGGACCAGGTGGCGGGACCGCCCGAGTAACGCGCGACCTCCTCGAGCTTCGTGTGCATGAAGGGCGAGGCCAGGTTCGCGACCGTCCCCTGGGCCATCCGGGAGTACCAGACGGGGTTATTGGGGACGTCGCCTTGGCCCGGCGTGAACGGCTGCCTCGAGATCGTGGCAGCGCCGGTGCCACCGGTCGCGTCGCACGAGTACTCCCACTGGTCGAGGGCATACGCGGTCGTGCCTGCCGCCAGGACGCGCGTCAGGACCCCCGAGGGCGCCGAAGTGGCGTCCTGGAAGATCTCGAACTCGCCGTTGATGACCTGGTTCGTGCCGACGCCGGCGGCGCCCGAGCCTCCCTGGGAGACGAGGCCGAGGATCGCCTGCAGGACCTGGTCGTCCTCGTTGTCGTCGAGGTGCCCGCCGGTGCGCTCCACGATGTTGCAGAGCTCCTCCTGCACCGCGTTGAGCCAGTCCGAGGTGACCTCCGTGCCCTCGATCCCGTTAGGGACGTCGCGGTCCTGGAAGTGGTCGTCCTGGGTGGCCCCGGGGCCGTGGATCCTCTGCATGCGTCGTGTTCCCTGGCTCAGGCCCTCGTCTGGAGCGGCGGGGTCAGGCTCACCCGGGTCGGGACGGGAGTCAAGACGTACTGGTAGCGGTACAGGGCCCGCGTGTGGGCCGGGATGATCCGCGCCATGGCGCACTCCAGGCGCACGCGATCCGCCGGCAGGCAGTAGGCGACGTCGACGATGAAGGTGAACTGGTTCGAGACGTCGTTGTCGAGGTGCTCGCCGGCGCGCGAGGACCCCGCCAGGAAGCGCTTCCCGATGTTGTCGAGGCTCTCGCCGGCGCGCGACCAGCCCGCCCGGAAGGTGTCGAGCTCTGTGATCGTGATCCGGAACCCCAGGGCCGCCGCGAAGGCGACGAGGTAGTCCGGGGTCGGCGGCCCATTCTCGGTGAAGCGGGCGAGGACGTCGCGCTGGCGATCCTGGACGGAACCGTCCCCGCCGGCGCAGAGGTCGGGGAGCCCAAGGTTGCGCTCCCAGTCAGGCAGCATCTCGGAGGTCGTGCGGGGGTCCGCCTCGGCGAGCAGGACGAGCGCCCGCGAGCGCAGGCAGGCGAGCTCGTGCGCCAGGCCGAGGAGGAGCCGCGACGTGTTGGAGGCCTCCGAGCGCGCCCAGGCGAGGCCCCAGGGGAGGAGCGAGACGAGCGCCGCCCCGTAGGCGGGCTGCGCGGAGTCGTCGCAGGGGAACTCGCCCGGCGGGGGCACGTCGAAGCCCACAGCGACGGGACCGCCGAACTGGACGCCCATCCGGACCGGGTCAGGCTGGAGCCCGATGGGCCCCGAGACCGATGGGACGTCGACCTGGACGGGGACGGGGTCCGCGTTGAGGATCCGCCCAGTCCCGAGGCGCACGACCGGGACGCCGATCGAGACACCCGTCGCGCCTGGCGTCAGGTAGAGGACGGCGACGATGCCCCTGGCGTTGGGTATGGCCAGTGCTACGGCGATGGGGTCAGGGTCGAAGTACCTGGTTGGGAGGTAGCCGAGGATGACCGTCGACCGCGTGGACCGGGACGCGACGCCGCTGCCGAGGACCCCGAGGAGCAGGCTCGATCGCGAGATCCGGCCGGGGATCCCGGTCGCGACCACTCCCAGGAGGAGGGTCGACCGGGAGACGCGTCCCTCGCCGGCCAAGGGCTCAGCTCTCCAGCTTGAACCCGAACTCGGTCGCGTTCACCTCGGCCGCGTTCGCCCAGGCCGCCGAGGTCGCCGGGTTCACCAGCATCACCTCGTCGATCGCCTGGAAGTTGACGGACGGGACGTTGTGGACGTTCGAGGAGTCGTGGTCGGTCCCGCTCGCGCGCGTGAACATCCGGAGCGCCCTGGGGGTCCCCGAGGAGACGAGGCGCGAGAAGCAGCGGTGCACGGCGACCTTGATCGTCCCGATCGTGGACGAGAAGGCGACCGGCGTCCACGACTCGCGGTTCCCGGGCGTCCCGCTCTCGACGTAGGTCAGGTCATCGTCGTCGATCGCCTCGTTGTAGCGGGTGTAGTGCGGGTTGCCCCCCGCCCCGCCGTCCGGCGTGAAGGCGTGGTAGTTGCCTTGCGCCCCGGGCACGCCCTCGAGAAGCACGAGGTCCCCGAGGTCGGCACCCTCGGGGGTCCCGCTGGTCCCGAATCGCGCGTAGACGTCGTCGAGCAGCGACGGCGAGGCGGACTGGAGCTGGATGCCGTCGTAGGTCGTCGAGCCGGCCGAGGGGCAGGTCTGCACCGAGGAGAGGCTCAAAGCGACCGTCCCATCGACCATGACCCAGATGCGGCCGGTCGCGCCGGTGGCGGCCGTGCACGCGAGGCGCACCTCGTGCCAGGATCCGGCGGAGTAGATCCCGGAGACCGCGGAGATCAGGACGTTGTCCCCGCGGAACGCCTGGATGATCCCAGTCGCCGGGTTCCACTGGAGGAAGGTCTGGACGCTTCCCGCGCCCATGAGGCGCAGGTTCACCACACCGGAAACCTGGGGGAAGACCGCGACCCCGAGGAAGGCGTCGGAGTACGCGCCGAGCGTCCGCGTCAGGTTCGATGGTGTCTGCATCGCCTGCCCGCCCTGTCGGCCGGCGGCCATCGCACCGATCGTGCCCGAGGTCCACACCTCGGGCGCCTGCGCCGCGGTATAGCCCTCCGCCCCATCGTAGAACTCGACCTGCACGTTCATGGTGGTCGCCTCACTGCCAGGTGATGGTGCCGAGGGTCGGCATCGAACCCTTCGGCGGGACGACGTCGACCGCCGGCGCGACGAGCGTGTGGTCGGTCTCGCCTGTCGCGGTGCTGATCGCCTCGTTGATCTGGGAGAGGGGCAGGGTCTGGCCGGGGACCGCCTCGCGCAGGAAGAGGTCGGCGAGCGAGGCCTCGACGTCGGCACGCACGCTCGCGTTGTCGGGGACGACCGAGAGCACGACGTCGACCGGCTCCGCCTGCGGCGCGAACACGAACAGGTCCGCCGTGACCGGGCGCCTCCCGTCCTCGAGGTAGGCGCGCACCTGGTCGACCTGGGCCGGCGTCGGGATCGGGCCGGTCGGGTCGTCGTCGACCGCGAAGGTGACCCCGACCGTCCCGATCCCGAGGTAGTTGCGGAACGCCCAGGCGCGCGTCACGCCGGCGACCTCAAGCGTCCACCGGACGTAGTCCGCCTCGGCGCCGCCGTGCGGCGGGGCGGAGAGCGCCTGGATGAGCCGCGCGCGCAGCTCGTCGTCGGTCTCCTCGTCCTCCCCCCCGGTGATCCCGAGGGGCGAGACCGTGCACTGGGACTGGACCCCCGGCAGCGGGCTCGAGAGGAAGAGCTGGACGCCGAATCCCGTGTTCCCCGCGAGCCCGCCCTCGATCGCCTGCACCTCGACCGTGGCCGTCCCGGCGGCGATCACGCCTGCGGCGGTCGTCTGGTAGTTGACCCCGTCGGCGCGGCGGATGGGCGTGTTGACCGGGATCGGCGAGCCGTCGATCCCCGCGAAGTCGACCGGGCCAGCGGCCTGCATGGCGAGCTTCCGCGAGATGTCCTTGATCGTCGCCCAGCGCTGGAGCTGGTCTCCATCCGCGGTGTCCGGGAGCATCTGCCGCGAGATCCAGTCGAGGTAGCCGAAGAGGGCGTTCGCGGCACCCGCCATCACCCGCGAGAGGACGCCGAGGATCGAGCGGCGCAGGAATGGCCCGGTCCCGAGGCGCGCCTGGACCTCCGCGTCCGTGCGGCCGATCAGCTGGTCGAGGGTGGGGCGCTGGAAGGGCACGGCCCGCAGTGAAGCCTAGGCCAGAGCCAGCTGCAAGACGACCCTCCCCAGGTCGACGGAGCTCGCGAACGGCTCCTCCATGCCGCGCCAGAGCTCGGCCCAGCGCCTCGAGGTCCCGCGCGTCACCTGGACGTCGATCCCCAGGATCCCGGGGCCGACGTAGCTCGTCTGAACGTCGACCGCGCTCGCGACCTGGTCGTCGATCATCCACTGCAGCGAGGCGCGCGCGTACTCCAGGGCCTGGGCGAGCGTCTCCTTCGTCTGCTTCGCCCGCGCGAGCGTCCACAGGCGGCTCCCGTAGGGGTCGTTCTCGTCCTCCGCCCACCAGCCGCGCAGCTGCTGCTCGAGGATCGGGGTATCCGGGGCGGCCGGCGCGCGCGCGTCTGAGAAGAGCGAGATCAGGACGGCCGTCGAGACCCCGTCGTCGTGCTCGAGGTCCGAGCCGTAGATCGAGAGGTCGACGGAGTCGAGGTCGGCTGCAGGTGCGAGGCGCGCGTCCACTACCCCTCCATCGTAGGGACCGGCGGGCCCGTCGTCCCACCCTGGGGGTCGGGGTGCACGTGGATGTCGTACAGTTGGCGCATCTCCTCCAGCGTCTGGCCCCCGTCCCCGTGGTCGCGCACCTCACCGGCGACGGTCAGGTCCCCGGCCACGCGCAGGGTGCCCGAGCGCGGCGAGAGGAGGATCGAGCCGTCCGCGAGGAGCGTGATCCTCGACCCAGCGGCGTCGTAGACGGCCGTCTCTCCTGGCTTGAGCCCGGTCGGCCGGTAGCTCCGGTCGCCCACCCCCACGACGATCCCGTGGTCGCGGTTCCCGCCCAGGAACAGGACGACCGCCTCCGCGCCCGGCTTGGGGACCGAGGTGATGCCGAGCGACCCCATGACCTCGAGGTGGTCGCGCTCCTCGCCGCGCAGGATCGAGAGCTGGAGCTCCTGCAGCCTGGTCCCGTCGTTCGCGTCGCGCACGAGCGCCCGCGCGACCATGAGCAGGATGCGCCGCTTCCATGGCGCGATCACGCGGAAGACGTCGGAGAGGTCCATCACTCCTCCTGGTCTGCCGCCTCGGCCTCCTGCTCTAGGCCCTGGGAGAGGTCCTCCTCCACCGTGGGCACGCGCTCGGGCTGGTAGGCGTCGGCGCGGCAGAGCGCGAGCTCGGTCGTGGTCCCCGTCGACGGCGAGAGCCGCATGGTGACCGAGACGACGATCATCTGGGCGTCGACCCGGATCGTCGGGGCGTAGACCTGGGTGAGCGTGTTCGGCTGCCAGAGCGGACCGTTTGCTCCCTGGCGCCAGCCCTGCACGGTGGCCGAGACCTGCTGCGAGCGCGCGAGGCGGACCGTTGCCTCCCACTCCGCGCGCCGCTGGGCCTTCGCGTCGTCGAGCGCTCCCTCGGCGAGCACGAGGAGCGTCCGGTTGACGCGCGCGAGCGGGTCGTACGCGCGACCCTCGGGACCGACCGAGACGGCGCCGGAGGCGAGGTCCGACCCCTGCGTCTGCGATCGGACCGTGTAGGACTGGTAGCGCCCGGTGTCGTCCAGCTTGACCGAGACCGCGCGGAGGTTCTCGCCCTCGACCAGGTGGGCCACCGCGAGCTGCGTGGGCGCGAAGTTCCCTACGCCGGCGAGGATCGGGGGAAGCGGCGAGTTGCCCACCTTGGCGCGGGTCAGGATCAGCCGGCCGGTCCCGTCCGTCGTTGGGAGTACCGCCCGGAGCCGGCAGGCGCGCTCGAGCGACTCGAAGGCCGTCTCTCCGGGCTGGAGGGCGAAGAGGTAGAAGGGCTCGCCCACGTCGACCGCCTGCACGACCCCGATCCCGAAGGGCTCGCACAGGGCGATCGCGATCGCGTAGAGGTCCACGTCGACGAACTGCGTCTGGAGGTTCATCGCCGAGCAGTCGACCAGGTCGGCGGTCAGGTCGCGGCCGCGCACGGTGACCGAGTGCTCCGACTCCGAGAGCGTCGCCTCGATCGAGTCGACGAAGCCGGTTAGGAGCTGATCCTTCCCGACCCAGAGCTCGGCGAGCGCGCGCGTGGGGATCGGCCAGCCGCTCCGGTCGGAGACCTTCAGCGTGAACGC